ATGGCCAAAGTATATTATAAGGATGTAGAAAATTTAGGATTAATACGTGTTGATAATCCAAGACGTAGATTTTTTAATATAAATAATAGAATTGATAAATTTTATCCACATTCTATAGAATTAAGTAAGTTAAAATTTAAAAAGATTAGTAATACAGAATATAAAACAATAACTGTTGAAGAAGTTTTATTAATAGAAGGCATTGTTCCTCATGGTGCCCTGATAAAAGTTTATAAAGTTGAAAATAATGAAGATATTCCTTATTCAATTATATTTCCTTATAATAGTAGAGGAAATTTTAAATTTAAATATATTTTAGGGTCAGAGCCCAAAACTATAAAATTAAAATTAACTTCATTATGGAATGAAAAATCTACTATTGATAATGAATATATATATTATGAATCTGACCCTGTGTATCTTAATATTATAAAAATAGAAAGATTAAATCCTCAACCTATTTATTATCAGGTATTTGAGATTTCTTATAGAGATTTTGTTTTTACTGGAACATATAAAGCAAATGATAAATATTCTGGTGTTATAACAGATAATAATATACAAAATGATATTATTTATCGGGTAAATAATAAAAATACAAAACATATTTGGGTAGTAAAAGCCACTAATTTAAATTTAGTTCTTAGTGACGATAACTTGATATCGGGTGTAACGGGTTATGATTATATTACTTTTGTAACATCAGATTTTATTATTGAAAAACAAGTTATTTCAGAGTTTACTGATAAAGTAAAATCTTTTTCTTATAGTTATTCGAATGAGTTTTTATCTGGTACAGGTACTGTTGTAATAAAAGATGTATATGGAAAATTAAAAAGTGAATATCAAAAAGTAGGAAATGAATTTAGATTAGTACAATCTGATTTAGCACATACAAAAATAGTATTTCAAGGGAAAATAGATAAAATAAAATTTATAAGTGATTATGGTCTGGAAACTGAAATACAATTAATTAATGAAGGTATAAAAATTGTTGAAGAAAAAATAAATTTTTCTATAAATGGCCAATATAATGGAGATGTAATAAGAGAATTAGCTGTAAAGGCAGGATTTAAAAATAAAAATATTTATGTACCAACAGGACATTTATATGTAGGAGCACGGTCTTTTTCTAATACGGCAATGTTGGATGTTATAAAAGAAATTTTATTTGTAGAAGGCTGGTCAATAGAAGTAGGTTATGAATTAGATGTGGATGTTAATTTTCCTGAAATATTTTTAAAGATTTATGAAGATGATAATTTTCCTGCTCCTGTTTTAACTTATAATCAAAGTCAATTTAAAGTTTTGAAATATATTGAGTCAGCAGAGAATATAGTAAATAAGATTAGGGTGAAAGGAGTTCTACCAAAATTTACAGTAAGTGAAGATAGTTTAGAAAATTTAACATTATCTAAACAAGAGGGTGAAGGAGTAAAATTATGTACTAATGAAGAGTTTAATGTTGAAGCTAATAGATTTGGTTTAGATGCTCCTATTTATTTTTTAGTATATAGTGATAAATTAGATTGGAATAATTTAAAAGGTGAATATAAAATTCAATTTAAATATAAACGATTTGGTTCGTCATCTGTATGGACCTTAGCAGAACGTACATTGCATTTATATCCCGATGAAAATTGTGGCGTTGCTATTTTAGAATTATATTTATATCATTTAACTTCTGATTCAGTCTTATATTACATGATTTCTTTAGAGGATAATTATGGTAATACTTTTAAAGTTGATTGGACAGAAATATCATTATCAGCTGAATTATCAGTTTTATATCAAAGAGAAGTAATATCACGAAGAGGAATATCTTATTCTAATACAAAAAAATTAGCTTCCGTTGATTTGTCTTGGAATTTTAGTAGAATGGATTCTCCAAGAGTAGGTAATAAAAATGTGTTATGGAGCAGTTATAGGATTACAGGAAATATTGTTGAGTCGGCAGAATGGTATGTAAAAATTCCCTTAAATGGAGATACGGGAAATTGTGAGTTATCATCACTGATTATAGATTTGGACCAGGCTACATCATATTCAAAGGATGCTGTTGTTTTAAAAAATTGTTCTATACAACAGGCCCCATCAACAATTGTATCTTATAGTGATTGGATATATTTTTATGAATTACATTCACCTTCAGTCCCTGGAAAACGTGTTGATTCAGTGATTTTCAAGGTATATCTACCATTTCCAATATCAATTGATTCTGATATTATTGTAAGATTTAATATTTGGGGTAAAGAAGTTTATGTGGCTGAAGAAGCAGAAGACCCTACCAAAACATTAGTAGAATATTCAAATGAAGATTCGATAAAAGAATATGGGTTAAAAGATGGTGGTATAATACTTAGTCCTTATATTACTACTAAATTACAGTCGGAAATAATAGCTAAACGGTATGTGGAAGGATTAAAAGAACCCATAATACAGCTTGAGTTTACTACTCCAATGTTAATTGATGCACATAAAAATATTTTATTTAGATTAATTGATACATTATCTGGGTTTGACTCTGAGGTCTGGATAACTGAGTTTGAAAATAATTTAACTTTTTCAGAAGGTGAATTTAGATGTTCTACTGTGTTTACAGGGGTAAAAGCACGAAGAATTATAGTACCTGATGAAGAATTTACAGGAAAAACAAAAGAAATTATTGTACGTCCAGAATTAAGTATTCAACCTTTAGATATTGCAGAGTATTTAAAAAATATATTCATACAAGATTTAGGAGTTATTTTCATTGGTACTATTGCTGCCAGAGTATATAGAGGATTATATAGAATTAAAATAGAAGGAAGTGATGTGGAAATAAAAAATGTTTTTTCCTTGATTTCTGATACCCTTAATGCAAATGATAGAGTATTGATAGGTAAATTAGATTCGACTAATTTTGTTATTCTGCAAAAAATAGAAACTACTCCACAAGAATTAAATATAGCTGAATTTAATGGATTTAGTCCTGAACTTATTTATATTATTAAAAATATTATTCCTGATGAAGATAATATTTATAATTTATCTGATTATACATCTGAAAAACCACAAACAGAATTAATGATTGTAGATAGTAATCCAAAGGAAGGTTCTAATGATATAAATATTTATGGTTCTATAAAGGTTATGTTTAATATGAAAGCATCTGTGATGAATCCAGATAATATATATATTAGACATGCACAATCAAAAGAAAAGTTATCAAATGTTGAATTAATAGAAGATGAATTATGGGCTGTTGAATATGAAGGATTAAGATTTGTAGGTAGTAAATATAATGTACGTATTTTAAATCCTGAAAATATTATACCAGGTACACAAATTGAGCTTGTATTTTTAGAAAAATCTTTATATGGTATTTTTTTAGTTTATAAGACGTTGGCAAAAATAGAATGTTTAGAAGAACTTTTAAATAAAGAATTAAAATTAACATTTAATGTTCCTGAATATGATGCTATGTCTGATTTTGGATATAAACAGGAATTTTGGGTAGATGAAAATAATCCAACTACTTTAAGTGTGGATGGTAATACTTATGATTTTGAGGTATTAGAAGTTTCTGATGATGGTGTAATACTAAAGGTTATTGATAATCAAACAGGAGAAGAAATGATACAAACATATGATACAACAATTAATAATACTGGTCAAATTGGAAATATGAAATTTACTATAGACCAGATTGATAATGGAAGTGTGTTAATAACAGGAGAAGCAGTTAGTGAGCGAGATGTTACTACTACCTCTTATTTGGCAGTAGGAGATTTTTATATCTATTATAATTATAAGATAGAAGTTATAGAAGTTGCATCGACCTACACAAAATTTAATATATATGATGCTACCACAGGTGAATTATTGCATACTACAAGTAATATTAGCGAAGGCGGGTATGAAGTATTTCAAGATTTAAAGATTGTGGTAATGGATATTGAGAGTAATACAGTAAAGATACAATTAAGCTTATTTAGTGACATAAATGACCCAAAAGTTAGTGTTATTAGTGATGACTTGCTATTATTAGAATTTGGTGATAATATTATATTAGATACGGAGTCATCTGAAAATATAGATAATTATGAAATAAGTGAGAGCTAAAGAAAGGAGGATAAGTTTTATGATACTTTTGTCGGAAGCGTTAGATAATGACTTATTTCGTTTAACTTTAAGTATTTTGGAATCTACAATGTTTGATTTATATCTAATTAATTTTAAAAAAAATGAAGAAGATGTTAATCCTGATGATTTTTTTAGGTTAAGTCCAAGATTGCGAATTATATTATGTGATTTGGCTTTATATTGTTGGAAAAATTTTAGAAAGAAAATCGTTATTACGTCTATGTTTAGAGATTCAGGCATTCATTCAACAGGAAGAGCAGCAGATATTAGGTCAAGGATATTCAAAAATAGTCAATGCAGAAAAATTACAAATTATCTAAATAAAAAATATAAGTATGGTTTAGGATATGATGGCAAAGAACATGATACTTGTATATGGCATGATGTTGGAAAAGGAAAGCATTTTCATATACAGGTTAAAAAATAAAAGAAAAGGAGGTATAGAATGACACCACCATCTGGTAGAGATAATGGACTAACTGTTGGTATTATAGATAAAATACATGATGAAATAAAAGAACATAAACAAGAATGTACACAATATTTAGAAAATAAGTTTGTACCTAAAGAAGAATTTTCTAAGTTTTTGCGTAAAGAATTTACTCCTGTTATAGTTACATTGGATAGAATAAAGATGTGGTTGAAAATTAATAGTGTTTTGATATTCTTATCCCCTTTAATGTATTATTTATATCCTAAAATAGAAAGTGTATTACGTTCTGCAATAAGTAGTATGATAAAATAAAAAGGGAGGTAGGTATTATGTTAAGGGTTGTATTAGCTGTATGGTTTATTTTAATGCCATTTATATGTTATGCGGCAGTAGATGTGACTGGTTCAAGTCTTGATTGGCGGGCTTGGGTTATCACAACAATTTTTGGGTTTGTTAGTGTAATTATTTCTTTTTTAATTAAAGTTCTTGTTAGAAGAATAAATCAATGGTTAGAAAAGAAAGAAATGTTTGAGGATTTAAGAATTACAGCAGAAAAAGAAAAATTATTAATTACAAAAATTGATTTAGTAATTGATGCAGTAGAAAAATGGGCTGAAAATCAGGTTAAATTTAAAAAATCCAAGCCCTCTTCGCCTGAAAAATTTGAAAAATTTATGAATATTGTTGCTACTGTGTTGGATAAAGCAGAATTAGATGAAATAGGAAAAGAGAAATTAGAAGCATATTTAGAAGCAATACTTAATAAAAAAAAGCAATTTTCATCTGGGACATTGATGAACAAAAAATAACTGAAGATTTAATTGATACTATAAATTCATCTGGGGTTTTGAAAACTCCAGATGATTTATATTTTTGGGAATATTTTACATATGTATTTAATAAGCTTTTTTTATATATAAATAATAAAAGTAAATTTTCTGATAAAGAAATCTATAGATTTGCTGTATTATTTAAATGTTATTTTTTTGATTAAATTCATATTTTTTATTGCAATTTTTTAAATTTTTTGAAATAATAGAATAAAGGAGGTGTTTTTAATGAAAAGTAAAATTTTTATTTTTTTATTAATATGTTTTCTTTTTTTAAATAATTATGGAGTATGTAAGCAAAAATTAACAATTAGGAAAAAATTTGTAAAAAAGCATTTTGTGCCATCTAAGAATATTAGAAGATTAATTAAATTTCCTGATGTTTCTACAGGTATATTTTTTGATTTTAAATTATCAAAGATACGAACTTCTATTAATTTTGAAATGTATGATAGGAAAGTAAAAATTGATTTAGTATTAGGAGATGATTTTATAGCTGTAGCTGTAGGAAAAAAATTAATTAGGATTTTTGAGATTGGTATAAATATATTTATGGGATATGATTTATATTATGATAAGCGATGTTATGGTATTGGAGTAACAATTATAAACTTTTAAATGAAAAATAATGATTTAAAATAAAAATCTTGACTTGTTTTTAAAAATATAATATAATTAAAATGGATAAAAGATAGAAGGAGGGATTAAATGAGTAAAAATATAATATTTATAATAGGTACTTTGACGATATTTATTGGGTTACAGTTTTGGTATTCCAGTTTTTTGATTTTTGGTATTATTTTTATGTATGTTGGGTATCTTCTTTTAGAGATTTGGGTGGAATATCCATAAAAAGGAGGTGGAAATGATGAAGAAAATAAAATCAGAAGAAGAAAAATTTGTAGAGCAAATAATAGAAAATATTGAAACACGAAGAGATTTAAAAGAAACAATTATATTTTTATCTTTATGGTTTATTCCAGTATTGGTTTTTCCTAATATAATTACTATAACAATATTTGTTATTGTATGTTTATGTGAGCTTGCAGAACATAATAAATATGATATATGCATAAGAAAAGTAATAAAATATGCAAGAGATAATGATAATAAGTTTACTTTGTCTGAATTAATTGCATCGTGTAATTTTGATGTAAAAGTAGCAGAAGCTACTGTTGATATTATGCTAAAAAAAGGTTTAATTGAATTAGATTCAGATAATTTAGAAGTTGAAACATATAAACTTGCAAAATAAAGGAGGGATATGTATGAAAAATAGAACTGGATTAATAAGGGGAGCTAAATATAAAAAGGTATGTCCTATATGTAATAAAGAATTTTTAACTAATAGAGAACTACAAAAGTGTTGTGGTAAAGAAAAATGTAAAGTATTATTTAAGAAGATTCGGCAAGCCGAATCACAGAAAAAATATTATGAAAAACATAGAGAAAGAATAAGAAGAGTGCAGTATAAGTGGCAAAAAGAACATGAAGAATATTTTAGAGAGTATTATCATAAAATAGCAAAACCACGAAAGGAAGCCATGAAAAAGCAGGAAGAAGATGAAAAAGAAAATAAAAATAAATTAGAAAATATTACTAAACAAAAGGAAAAAATTAAAAAAGAAAAAAAGAAAAATATAAAACAGAAAGGAAAAAAGAATACAAAAAAGAATAAGAAAAAGAAGAAAGAGAAGAAATAAAATTGATAAAGATTACAGTAACAGAATCATATTGTTATATTAATCCATTTTCAATAAAAAGAAAAGTTTATCAAAAATTAGTGGCAGCTTTTTCTGTTCCTTATAAAAATGTAGATTTTATACGTAGAAAATATCCAGATTTTCCTGATAGATATAATTTTATAGATACCTATAAATTTGGAACTGGTTTATTAATGTATGTTTGTAAAAAATTAGAAAAGATGAAACAGCCTTATATATTAATAAATGAAATAAAAAAATCAAAATTAAAATTTACAGAACCACATTTAAAAACAAAAATATTACGAGAAGACCAATTGAATGTTATACGTATTATGCAGAAAAAAGAACGTGGAATATGTTCTTTAGCTACTGCTTTTGGTAAGACTTTGACATTTGCTGGATTTATTAGTACCTTACCTAAAACAGCAAAAGTATTATATTTAATTCATAGGGATAATTTATTTCGTCAAACGAGGCGGGTATGGGAAAAAGAACTTAATGAACCAATTGGTTCATTAAGGAATCGGGATTTCAAACTTGAGCGAATAAATTTATGTACAATACAGACGTTTGTGAGTAAAAGATATGCAAAATTTTTTAAAGTATTGTTGCAAAATGTTGATGTAATACTTTTTGATGAAGTACATTGGTTTAATACAAGTTGTTTTAGGTTATTAATGAAAACTAATTGTAGATATAGATTTGGGTTTTCTGGTACAGTAAAAAGAAATGAAATGAACTATAGAAAACTAATAGCATGGGCTGGTCCTGTGTTAAAGGTTATTTCAATTGAAGACCAGATAGTAAATGGAAAAGCTCCAATTCCACAAATTTATGTTCATAAAACGTATTGTGATAAGCCTGAATTAATTGATTTGCGCATGGGATATGATTATTATATAAAAAATAATAAAGAACGTGATAAAAAATTATTCAAGATTTTAAAAAATCGTAGAGTGCCTTGTCTGATTTTTGTAGAGCGCATTCATCATTGTAGGGAATTATTTTTAAAATTACTTAAAGTATTTCCGAAAGTTCCTATTAGATTTATTAGTTATGAAAGTTCTAAATTATTTAAAAATCTTGTATATAAAGAAGTTATAAATAATGAAGTAGAAATTGTAGTATGTACTACTATTTGGGATGAAGGTGTTGATTTGCCACAGGTACAACATCTTATTGATTTATCTATGACAGAATCATATATTAGGTGTATGCAACGTTTAGGTAGAGGAATGCGTTTATCTGGAAATACTAATAATAAACAGGAAACTGTCAGAATTGATATATTTTTAGAGCAAAGGGATGAATATCTAAGGAAAAAGGATTATATAAAATATAAATATTATAAAAAATTAATAAAGAATTTAAAAAAACGAGGCGTAAAAGATTGTTTTTTAAAAATTATTAAATAAAAAGATAAGGGAGGAAATAATAATGTGTGATGATTTGTGTGGGAAAGTATATTTAAATAATTTACCTCATCCTGCTTTTAAATATAAGTTTGATAATTTTGATAAAAAGGTATATGATATAATTATGTATTATCAAAAATTGGTTAGAGAGTGTATGGGTAAACCTGTTACATTTTTTAAAAAGGGAGACCCACGAAAAAATCCAAAATTTAAGAAATTTAGAGAAATATTAAAAATTTGCGAAGAAGAAGAGTTTGAGCCAAAAGAATACATTGATGTGCAATTTAATTATTTTAAATATTATACAAATTTATTGTTCCCGCAACCAGGACATTTATGTTCTGAAAATGCTATTCAAAGAATGTATTGTTATTTAAAAGAAAAAGAAAGTAAGATAGTTAAAAAAGATTATGATTTAAATAATGCCAGATTTTTGGTGCAAAGATTGTTAAGAACCAAGAAATATAAAACTATTGATGATATAATTAAGGATTCTGAAATACATTTTATAATTCCTAAACATATTTTAGAACAATTAAAGAAGGAAATGGAGGAATAATGAAAGTACAGGAACGTATGATATTAAAAATTTTATTTTCAGATTATCAATATAGTTATTCTTTAATTGGATTGTTACATGAATTTTTCTTTACAACACAATCCAGAAGGATTATTTTAGGACTTTATAAAAAATTTTTTAAGAAATATAAAGATATTCCTACTATTGATGAATTTTTGGGATTCTCAGAAAATTATTTAGATAAAGAAAATTATAGATTAGTTTCAAATGAATTAAAAAGAATAAATAAATATAAATTAAAAAAATCAAATTATATTGAAGAGCAAATATTAGAATTTTTAAAAAGAAAATCAGTAGAAGAATTAATATTAATTACGGCACGTAGATTAGGAAGTAAACAGGAAATAAATTGGCAGGATTTAGTTAAGAAATTTGAAAAAATTGTATCTATTGATATTGAATTTAAAAAAGTTGATTCATACTTTGATTCATTTAATAATAGGTATATTGAAGACAATGAAGAAAGAAGTCCCACATTATTACCTGGTATTGATAAATATTTAGGTGGTGGGTTGGGTAAATCAGAATTAGGAGTTATTATGGCCCCTACTAATAGAGGTAAATCTCATTTTTTAGTTTTTTTGGCCAAGTCTGCTGTTTATTGTGGAAAATCAGTATTATTTTTGACTTTAGAAATGAGTGAAAAAAAGATTGGAAAGCGATTAGATAGTTGTTTTTCTAATATATCTAAGGAACAATTAATAGATAATCTAAAAATAGTTAAAAAAAGAGTATCTATTATTAAGAAAAGATTTGGTGGGGATATAAGAATTTATTATTCTCCTGCTTATACTTTTTCTGTATTTGATTTAAAAATGTTAGTTAATAAATTAAATGTATCTGGTGTTCCTATAGATTTGATTATTATTGATTATGGAGATTTATTTAAACCTGTAAATAAAAAAGAAGAAAATAGATTAAAATTAAGTAGGATATATAATGATTTATTTTCATTAGCTGGCCAATTAAATATTCCAATATGGACCGCTACACAAACAAATAGAAAAGCCGTATCGAAAAAAGTTGTTACTTTAGAAGATGTAGGAGAAGATTTTAATAAATGTAAAATTGCAGATGTTGTTTTAACTTTATGTCAGACTCCACAAGAAGAATCGGAAAATATTATGCGTGTATTTTTTGCGAAGAATAGAGAACATTTAAAAGGTAAGACAGTGTATTTACGTAGTGATTTAGCTACATCAAATTTTAAAGCTGAATTTTTATGAAAGACATTAGAAGTATATTAGAAGAATATGGATTATATATACAAGATGAAAATGATAGAAGTTTGATTTGTAATTGTCCTTATTGTTTTGACCCTACTCATTTTTGGGTTTTAAAAGAAAATGGTAGAGGTATTTGTTGGAAATGTAATTATTCTGTATCTCTTGTGAGATTATTACAAGATTTATCAGGATTAAGTTTTTATGAGTGTAAAGATATTTTAAAATCATATAGAGAAGATAGATTGTATTATGAATCCACAAAAGTAAAGAAAAAATTATTATTAACAGGATTACCATTTATTCCTGTAAGTATATCAAAGAGTAAACAAGCTAAAAGAGCTATAAAGTATTTATTAAAGAGAGGATTATCTATGTTTGAGATTAAATTTTATTATTTTAGTATTTTAAGGGCAGAAAATGGTTTGTTGTTTAAAAATAGATATTTTTATAAATTAATTAAAAGATTTAAAAATTTTGTATTTATCCCTATATTTAATTATGATGGTACAAAACCAATTTATTTTGTGGCACGAAATATAAAGAATAATAATTTTAGATATTTTAATCCTAATATGGAAGAAGTAGCTTTAGGAAAGAATGACATTTTATTTAATATTCATAATGCTAAAAGATTTAATACGATTTATATTACTGAAGGCATTTTTTCTGCAATTGCTATAGGAATTAATTCAGTAAGCTTATTAGGTAAAACTATATCAGATGCTCAAATAAAATTGTTGAAAAAAACTATTGCAAGAAATATTATAGTATGTTTAGATGGTGGAGAGTATAAAAGTACTTATAATGTTATAGATAAATTATATACATATCTTGATAAAAATATATATTTTATACAACTACCTTTAAGAAAAGACCCTGCTGATTTGAATAAGGAAGAAAGAAAAAAGATTTTAAAATTAATAAAAAAGGGAAATAATATTTTTAATAAAATTTTATTATTAAGAGAAGGAGGTTAATATTTTGAAAGAGCAATTATTATTGAAATTAAGAAAATATATTAGAAATCTGGCTTGGAAATATTCTAATGTGAATTTTGTTTTATTGGAATTTGAGGATTTAGTTCAAGAAGGTTATGAGATAGCCTGGAAAGTGATAAATAATCAAAAATATAGGGATAAATCAGATAAGGATTTATTATGTATAGCTAAAGTAAGTATTTTAAATCATTTTAAGAATTTAATACGTAATCAATATTGCAAAAAACGATTTCAAGTATGTATAGAACTGAAAGAAAATATTCTATATAATCACAATTTTGATTATTCAACATTTATATATGATTTCTGTATGTTTGTACAAGATGAAGATTTAAAAGAGTTATTTTTATGTTTTGTTCAGCCTTCTAAAAAATTACAAAATATAGTAAGACAGAAAATAAAAAGTATTAATAAATGTATCAAAAAGGAAGGGAGAGGTGTTGGTAAAATTGCGTTATTAAATTCTTGTATTCAGGAATATTTAAATTTATCATATTCCCAATTTTATTATAAATTTGTAAGACTAAAAAATATTTTGAAAAAATTTTTGAAATATAATTGTGATTTGTGTTTAAGATAATGAATTAAAAAATATAAGGAGGTAATTGATATGCCAAGAAGAAAAAAAGCAGCCGTAAAAAAAGATAAGGAAAAAGAAAAGGATATTGTAACATGTTTTGATAAAGGTTTGTTTGATGCAGAAAGTGAATCTTGTAATGTATGTCCGAAAAAGAAAGAATGTAAGGCAAAAAGTAAAACAGAAAATAAGAAAAAGAGAGGCAGAAAGAAAAAAGAAGAAGCAGAAGAAATAAAGAAAAAGAAAAAAGAAGAAGAATTAGAAGATGATATAGATTTAGAAGATGAAGATTTGGATATTGATATTGATGATGAGGATTTTGATGACGAAGATTTGGAAGATGATGAAGACGATATTGATGAAGAAGATTTAGACGATGAAGACGAGGAGGACGAGGAAGACGAGGAAAATGATGGTGAAGAGGATGAAGATGACGAAGAAGATGACGATGATGACGAAGAAGAAGACGAAGAGGAAGAAGATGATATAGATTTAGAAGATGAAGATGATGAAGACGAAGAAGATGATGAAGAAGATAAAGAGGACGAAGAGGAAGAAAACAAGAGTACAGGTAAAGTAAATAAAAAGTTAATAAAAGATTTAAGTCATCTTGTTAAATGTATTGAAGATGCTATAAAAGTAGTAAAAGAAACTCTAAAAGAATTATCCTAAAAATCGAGAAAAGGGGATTCTATATGAGACATATAGTAATAGAGTCTGAAAAATGGAAAGAAATAAAAGAGTTAAGGCATGTAATTATGAAAGAAGAAGCTGAATTAAACATAAAAAAAGCTAAGTTGCAATTGAGATTAGAAAAAATTATAAAAGAATATAATCTTAGCATTGATGGTAAATTGTTATTTACATCCAGAGAAGGGGCTTTACTATATATTGACCCCGAATCTTTATTTATAGAGAAGGAGTAAATAATGGAAAATTTACATGATAACTGCAAATATTGTAAGTTATATACGCATTCTACTGCACATTTTATCACTGGTAAGTGTTATGCCCCTTCTTTACAGGATGTAAAATTGATGATTTTAAGTGAGAGTCCTATAAATGGCAGGGTTATGTCAGGTCCTTCAGAAAGACTTTTAAAAAGTATTTTAAAAAAATGTGGTATATTAAAATATGCTTATGTAACAAATATTCTTAAATGTCCAACACTGTATAATAAAAGACCATCTATAAAACAAGTTAATTTTTGTCGTCCTTTATTAGATAAAGAAATTCAAAAGATTAATCCAAAAGTAATTGTATGTATGGGTAATATAGTTGTTAAATCTATTTTAGGTACTTCAGGTGTAGCACAATTAAGAGGTCAAGCATTTCCTATTTTTTCAACTGGTTTTTGTGTTCCTACTTATCATTTATCAGCAGCACAGCGAAATGAAAATTTTATTGAAAAAATTGTTGAAGATATGTTAATTGCTAAGCAAATTATTCTTCAAAAACAAAATAAGTTATCTAAAACTAAAGTTCATATTGCTGGTTCTTTTTTGGATTTAAAGAAATTTAAAAAACTTTTGTTAAAACAGTCAAAATTAAGTTTCGATATTGAAACAAATACAAGTAATTGTTGGAATGAATCTGGTAAAATCTTGTGTTGTGGATTCTCCTTTAAAAAAGGATTAGCATATGTATTACCTTCTGAAGGACCTGATTATACTGAAAAGGAATTTATACGAGTATTAAAAGAAATTCTGGAATCTAATGTACAGAAAATTGCACATAATGCTAAATTTGATTGTCTATTTCCTCGTGTCAGATATGGTATATATGTTAAAAATCTATATTTTGATACAATGTTAGCACATTATCTTTTGAATGAGATACGAGGAACTCATGGGTTAAAAAAATTGTGTAGAGTTTATACATCAATGGAAGCTTATGAGAGTAAAATGGTTCTTGCTCAACAGATATATGGCAAAAGTGATGCTTTTTCAAAAATAAATCCTATTGATTTATATGAATATAATGGAGGTGATTGTGATTGTACTTATAGATTATATAAAGAATTTAGTAAACAATTGAATAAAAATAAGCGTAGAAAGAAATTACATGATTTTTTGATTATTCCATTAATACATTTATTAATGGATATAGAACACAAGGGTATTTATGTAAGTAAATTAAAGTTACAGAGATTAAAAAAATTATTTAAAAAGAAAATAGAAGATGCAAAAAATTTTTTATATTCTATTTCTGAAGTTAAAGAAGCTCAAAAACAATTAAATTATGAAGTATTAAGGAAAGCATTTATAACATATCAAAAGAATTTAGAAGATTATAAGAAAGGTATCAGAAAAAATGTTCCAAAATTTCCAAAAGTAAAAGAAGTTGTTTTTAATTTAAAATCTAATAAACATTTAAGTTTATTATTATATAATGTAATAGGATTAGAAGTAATTAAAAAAACAAAGAAAACTGGTTCTCCTTCTGTTGATAGTGAAGTTTTAGAAAAATTTGAAAACTCACATATTTTTTGTAAGAAATTAATAGAATATAGAAAATTAGAAAAGTTATATTCTACATATATTGAAAATTTAGATAATTATATAGCTAAAGATGGTAGGGTACATCCTGATTATTATATTCATGGCACAGTTACAGGACGTTTATCGGCACGTAATCCTAATGTATTGAATATTCCACGAGTAGATAGTGGTGGCAAAGAAATAAGAGATTTATATTGTGCTCCAAAAGGATATATATTGATAGAAGCTGATTATGCTCAGATAGAGATGCGAGTTATGGCATGGTATGCGAATGATAAAACATTAATAAAATCAATAAATTCAGGTATTGATATTCATAGAGCGGTAGCTGCTGAAGTATTTAATTGTGAACCTGAAGAGGTAACAAAAAAGCAGAGACAAAGTATAAAAAGTCTGAATTTTGGATTAATATATGGTAGAGGAGCAAAATCAATATCGGAAGAATTGGGATGGTCTATGAAAAAAACACAAAAATTTATACAAAAATATTTTGAGAGGTTTTCTGGCATTGAATATTTTATCAATCGTCAAAAAAGATTTGCAAAAAAGTATGGATATGTGGAAAGTTTTTTTGGTAGAGTCAGACATTTGCCTAACATTAATAGTCCCGATATGTATTTAAGAGCAGAAGCAGAAAGACAGGCAGTAAATGCTCCTATTCAGAGTACAGCGTCAGATTTAACTTTATTTTCTGCAATAAAATTGAATAATTATTTTAAGAAAAATAATATTGATGCTCATATTATTAATATTATTTATGATTCAATATTGACAGAATGTAGAGAAGATTTAGTAGATGAAGTTATAAAAATAAAAAAGAAAATTATGGAAACTTGGAATTTTTCTTGGGTAAAAACTAAGATTGATACGGATATTAAAGTTGGTAAATTTTGGGGAAGTTTAGAAAAGGTAAAGGAGGTTTAAAAATGGTTAGGAAGAAAGAAAAAAATGGATTGGGAATTAATATTAAGGTGTTATCACCAGGAAATATTGAAGTTGTTTTTAATTTTAAAGATAAAAAAATAATTAGGAATGTTGGCCAAGACTTGTCTGTATCTGAATCTAATTTGATTGAGCAAATACAACAACATTCATCTTTGTTATTATATTATAATACATTATTGGTTCTTGCAACGACTGAAGAGCGAAGAAGTAGAGATAGATATGAACAGGAAAAGGCTAATTTATATGTTAAATTAAAAGAAGAAGGCTCCCAGAAGGGTGTAAAAATGACTCAAAAAGAATTGGAATGTCATTTAATGATAGATAAAAAATTGAATATGTTATATAAAAAATGGAGAAGTATAGAAGAAAAAGTAAATATGTTAAAGGGGTGTATTATGGCGTTTCAACATAGAAAAGATATGTTAATACAATTAGGCAGCAGAATAAAAAAAGAAATGGAAGCTACAAATGAAATTAATTTATAGAAATGAAAGGAGGAAAAATAATGAGTGTAGGAAAAGTTAATTTAGATGAAATTAAAAAAATATATGAGAAAGTAAAAAATGAAATGAACGGTGGAAATCAATTTTTTAAATTTGAAGAAGGCTCATCAAAAGTTGCATTAATGCCCCCACGAAAAGGTTCATCGACATTTTTTGTTAGAGGTAATATACATTTCGTACGTTTGGATGAAGAAATTGTTACATTGCGATGTAGAAGGGATATTGGTAAAATATGTCCTTTATGTGATACTTTAGAGTTATTAATGAGAAAGAATAAAATAAAAAAAGAAAAATACCAGGCATTGAAAGCAAGACATAGAATTTATATAGCTATAGTTGATAGAAAAAATCCTGGTGCTGGTGTTCAGATAGCACCAATTGGTAGAACAATATTTGAAGCAATATTAAGCATATTTGCGAATCCTGATTGGGGTGATATAACTGACCCTAATAATGCAAGAGACTTAGTTATTAGGCGTGAAGGTACGAGTAGATATAATACTAAATATTTTGTTGAGCCAAGTCCTAAAAAGAGAACATTAAAGAAAAAATGGTTAAAAAATATTCCAGACTTAGAAAAAGCATTACCTAAAATAAAAAGTAGAAAATTTGTAAAAAAGATAACAAAAAAATTGTTAGGGGTATGCGCAAATGGGAAGAAGAAAGAAAAATAGTTTTATTGGTGTTGCTAAGTTAGGGTTTAGACCCGCTATACAATGTGTTGATTATAGTATTCCTGAATTTATTAGTACAGGATTACTACCCTTAGACAGAGAATTGGGTGGTGGGATACCATTAAGTAGGCAGGTTGAGATATATGGTCCTGAATCAAGTGCTAAAAGTAGTTTGGCTTTAAGAATAGCAGCATCAGCACAAAAACAAGATTGTGAAGTATATTTATTAGAAAATGAAGGAACATTTGATATAGAACGAGCTAAAATTTTAGGCGTAGATATTAATTCATTATATGTTTATCGTCCTGAAACATTAGAAGAAGGGTTTGAAGTAATAAAGTCGTTGATAAAATTATTTATAAAAGATAAAGATAGAAAAGGTTTATTAATTTGGGATACTTTAAATGCAACTCAGGCTATGGAAGAAGAAGATGTAAAATTTGGAGATAAACGGCCAAGTCCTCAAGCACGGGCTATATCTCAAGCATTACGAAGAATTACAAATAAACTTGCAAAAACCAAATTAGGTATAATTTATATTAATCAAACACGAAAAAAAGTAGGGCTTTTATTTGGAGACCCTGAAACTACTCCTGGTGGAAGAGCTTTAAAATTTTATGCTTCATGGAGATTAGCAATTAGAAAAAAGAAGATAATAAAAAATGATAATTCTATTCCTGTAGGTATTTGGTGTGCATTAGAAACTAAAAAGAATAAAATAACTGTACCTTTTAGAAAATTAGAAATACCTTTAATGTTTGGTAAGCGGGGTTTTGATGAAGCTTTATTAAATGTAACATATTTAGTACAACATAAAGTTTTGAAGAAAAATTCTACTGGTTGGATAGAATGGGGAAATAAAAAAGTTAAACCTAAAAAATTAATAAAAGCTGCAAGGCAAGATAATAAAATTATGAAGAAGTTAGAAAAGCTTATTAAGGGGATGAAACCTGTTTGTGAAGAAGATGCTTATAATTGATGGTAATAATTTAGCTATTCGTGCTTATTTTGGATATAGTTATCAGATTAATACTATAGAAGTTGGTATGTTATATGGTTTTTTAGATATGTTGCGAAAGTATATTAAAAAATTTAAGCCTGATTATGTGTTTGCTGTTTTTGATGGCGGCCATAGCAGAAGAAGGAAGAAGATATATAAACAATATAAAGTAAAAGAACGAACAATGGAAGATAAAATAAGATTAGCCATAATAATTGAATATATTGATATAATAAAAAGTATATTGCCTTATTTTAAAATTAAACCTATTTTTTTAAAAGGTGTAGAAGGTGATGATTTAATTTATACATTATGTAAAATATATAAAAAAGTAAAAAGGGTAGTAGTATCTTCTGATATTGATTTTTTACAATTACTTAAATCATTTAATTTATCAATATATTTACCTACTAAAGAAATATATGTGAATAAAAAAAATTTTGTTGAAATTATGGGTGTATATCCTATTGAATTTTTATTTATGAGAGCTGTTGTTGGCGATAGAAGTGATAGAATTGATGGAATTTCTGGTATAGGTGAAAAAACAATAAAAAAGATAATTGAAAGAAATAGGGATAAGTTTGCTGATTCAGGAATATATAAATCAATAGAAAATTTAAAAGTTTTTTTGAATAATTTAGAATTAATAAATAAAAGAGAGCAATTATTATTAAATCAGGAAGAAAAGATTTATAGGAATATTCAATTAATGGATTTATCTAAGGAATATAAGGAAAATTTAAAAGATATTGTAAAAAAAGAGATTAAGAAAAATAAAAAATTTTTAAAACCATTAGTAAAAAAAGAAATAAAAGAAAAGAAGATTATGCAATTTTTTTATAAATATTGTTTATTTGCTAAAATTAATGATTTTTCAGAATTTATTAGACCTTTTAAAAGATTAAAATGAAACAGAAGGAGTTATTACCAGCTAAATACAGATTACGATTATTATTTAATAAAGAAAAGATTAATACTTTAAAAGAAAATGAAAAGTTAATTAATAGATATAAAAATAAGATTGAATATTATAATAATATAATGATTGATATTACTAAAATTAAACCATATCTATATTTTTGTGAAACTAAAGAAGATAAACAGTTTTGGACTGCTTTTGTTCATTTAACAACATCTTTACCTTTTAAAAGCGCAGTAGGTCGGCAAATAAAAATATTTGTAAAAGATAAAAATACAGATTATATTTTAGGAATGGTTCAGCTTACAAGCGATTTGGCACAATTACGTGTCAGAGATACATATATTGGATGGTCTTATAAAGATAAATGGGAACATATTAATAATATTTTAAATATACAAATTTGTGTACCTACAAGAAGATATTCTTATTTATTAATAGGCAAATTATTGGTATATTGTTTATTTTCTATTGATATTGTACAATATTATTTAAATAAATATAATGATTATTTAGTTGGTCTTACTACTACATCATTATATGGAAAAAGTTCAATGTATAATAGGATACCATTTTTAAAATATTTAGGTTTATCTGATGGAATGAGTGCAGTGTATATATCAAATGAAGAATGGAAGAAGATATTAAAAGAATATTATAAGTATTTTCCTAAAACAAATACAAAAAGATTAGCTCCTGTTAAATATCAAATAATAGATAAACTTGCTTCTTATTATAAACGACATTTTAATAAAGAATTTCCTTATGAATACCAAAAAATTGAGTATAGGAGAGGAGTTTATTTTGGTTATTTATGTAAAAATGGAAAAGATTTTTTGAATGGTAAATGTAATGTTCCTTTTCATAATGTATTTACTGTATATGATTCTTTTATAAATTGGAAAAACAGATGGTTTAATCCACGATATGAAAAGTATAAAAAGGAGGATTTAAATATTTATGGATAATAATAAAGTTTTATTGTTTACTGATTTACATTTTAAAAGTTACAATGTCTTGGGAAGTGTATTAAGTAAAGGCAAATATAAAGATATAAGATTCAAGAATATTTTAAATACGTTAGACAAGATTTTTTCTATTGCTAAAAAGAAAAAAATAAAAAGATTAATATTTTTGGGTGACTTGTTTGAAGACAGGCCACGTATTCATATGAAAGAATATGGGGTTGTATTTAATAAATTTTATGATATGAAAGATAGATTTGAATTTTGGTTTGTTGTAGGTAATCACGATTGGATAGATGAGCAAGAGCAAATTCATTCATTAATTCCTTTTAAGGAAATAGGCAAGGTTTTTGATAAGCCAACAGAAATAGAAGATATTCTTATTTTACCGTATCTATCGGATATAAAAAAGATAAAAAAAGCTATTAGTAAAACAACAAAAAAATATTGTTTGGGTCATTTAGGTATCCAGGAAGCTATTATGGATTCGGGGTATATGATACCCAAAGAATCAAAATTAACTGTTAAAGATTTTAAGAAATTTGAAACTGTGTTTTTTGGTCATTATCATAAACATCAACAAGTAAATAATATTATTTATGTTGGTTCGTCTTTACAGCAGGATTTTGGAGAACGAAATGAAGATAAAGGAATAATAATCTGGGATATTAAAGAAAATAAAAATAAATTTATTGTATTGGATAGCTGGAAGTTCTACGTAGTATCATTAAAGGAATTTAAGGAATTAATAAAACAAAATAAAAAAGATGGATTTTTTAAAGTAGAAGTAGAAGAGCACGAGATTGAAGATTTTAAAGAGTTATTAAAAAAGTATGAAGTATATGCACGTCCTGAATATAAAATTAAAGATATAAAAAATGAAGATATATCAGAAGATGTTACAATAAATTTTAAAGAATTATTAAATAAGTATTTAAAAATGAATGTAAAGAATAAAAGTAAAATTAAATTATATAATAAAATATTACAAAAAATAATGGGTGATATAAATGATTCAATTCCAAAAAATTTGTCTTAAAAATTTTTTATCACACGAAGACACTGAATTGGTATTTCCAAAAAAGGGTATTTTACCTGTTTTTGGGAATAATGGAGAAGGTAAATCTGCTTTATTTGAAGCTATTGTATGGTGTTTGTTCGGTAAATCTATACGTGGTATTAGTGCAGATGAAGTTATAATGTGGGGTAAATCTTGGTGTTCTGTAGAACTTAAATTTAAAAAATATGATAATGTTTATAAAATAATTAGATATAGAAAACATAGTAAATATAAAAATCAAGTACTTATTTTTGAGAATAAAGAAGATAAGCCAAAATATTTTTGTAGTGTAAATGAAGCACAGAAATTTATTGAATCTGTAATGGGTGTGAATTATATAATATTTTTAAATTCTGTGTATTTTGGTCAAAATTGGAATAAGTTTTTTGTATCTGTAGATTTAAGTGAAAGAAGAAAATTATTAGAAAGTTTTGTTGGAGCTGATATATTTAGAAAAATATATAAAAAAGCTTCAGATTTCTTAAAAGAAACCAATATGAAGTTAGATAATGTACGATATAAAAAAGATACATTAATAACATCTATTGATTCTTTAAAATCTCAAAAACAAACTATGCAGGGTTTATTAAAGAATATATCAAATGATATTAAAAATAAGCAAAAGAAATTAAGAAATGAATTTAAGAAATTAAATGATTCTTATAAAAGTATAAAAGAAAATATTCAAAAATTAAAAGAAAAAAAGAAAAAATTAAGAACAAAAATGTTTAAATTACAAAAAAATAGATATTTTTTATCAAAAGAAGAATTAGAAGAACTAAGAAATAAAAAAACTAAGTGCTCTGTTATTATTAGACAGGAAGAAAAAGCTATAAAATATAGAAAAAATATTGATTTATCAGATGAATGTACAATGTGTTTAAGACCTTTGTCTAAAAAAGATTTAAAAATATATGCACAAAAGAGTAAAAAAGAAATAGAGAAGTCAGAGAATATAATAAAAAAAGAACGCCAGAAAGTAAAAAAATTAGAGCAGTTAGAGACAGAAGCATTGGATTTATGGGAAACAATAGATGTAATTAAAGAAAATATAATAAGTATAGAATCATATATTGATAAGAAAAAGCTTAATTTAGAACATATAAAAGATAAGATAATTAATATAAAAGAAGAGTTTAATAATATTACAAAAAATAGTAAGAAAAAAGAATTGGTTAAAGAAATAAATAGTATAAATAAGAAAATAAGAAATAGACAAAGAGAATTAAATAAAATAAAAGAACAAGAAAATGACCTTAAAGAAACTGAAGAAGCTTTAATATTTTGGAAGAATGCATTTGGAAGTAAAGGCATAATTAATATGGTCTTGTCTAATTTAAGATTATTTTTAAATAGGAAATTACAAGAGTTTGCTTTAAAATTATTAGAAAATAAATTCATTTTGGAATTTACATCAGATAATAATAATTTGTCTTTAAATGTGATTAAAGATGGTAAGGTAATTAATTTTAAGAGTTTATCAGGCGGAGAACGGCAAAGAGTAAATTTATGTATTTTTCTTGCAATAAGTGAATGGAAGCTTACTAATAATCCTTGTTCTTTCTCAATTTTTGATGAGCCCTTTGTTTTTGTCGATTCAGAAGGTATGATTTCATTTAAAGAAATTCTTAAAGAATTAGCTAAAAATAAATGTATATTTTTAGTTAGTCATAGAAATAATCAATTAGAATTTGATAGCGCAAAAAAAATTATTATACAGATGGAAAATAAAATAAGTAAAATTGATTACATAGAAAGATAAACTATGTATTTTAATAATGAAGTTGCAAAAAAATTAATTTTTGAATATAATAAGTTGAATGACAAAAATAAAAAACACGAATTAATATTATATATTATGAATACAATAGTTATGTCTATATTACGTAAAAATTATAATAAATGGGGCTCAGTCTTTCATGATTTATATCAGGATAGTTATTTTAAAATTAATATTTTAATTGATAAAATTGATTTGAGACATAAAAATTTATATAACTATTTATATACATGTATTCATAATTATTTAACTTTGAGATTTAATAGGTATTATAGAAAAAATAATTTATGTACTTTTCCTTTAGATGATTCTATTATATATAATAATATGTCTAATGATAATTATGTAAGATTAGAATTAAAGAATTTCATTTATTCTGATAAAATAATTAGTTTGGGATTTAAATATATAATAAATTATAAGAGTATTTTAGATTATATTATTAGAAAATGTTTTTTATCATTATTTTATTTACCTGATGTTAAAGATTTAGTAACGAAATTTAATATATCAAGAGAGCTTGCACTATTGATTATAGATAGAATAAAAATACGGATAAAACTATGGCAATTTCAAAAAAACAAATAAAGGAATACTTAATAGCATGTTTATATAATTCTTTATTCATTGACATTGCAGATATATTTGGTTTAGAAAAAGCTATTGAATTTTTTTATTTATTTGAAGGAACCACAATTAAAGTACCTTCATTTAAAGATATCAATAAGGAACTTTTAAAATTCTATATTTTTGAACAAGTGTTTTTAAAAAATAAAACAATATTATATGTAGCAAATGAGCTTGATAAACCTTATTCAAGTATTAGAAATATTTATAATGATGCGAAAAAGCAATTTTTGAGTGTGATAATATGAAAGAAATAGTATCATTATTAGATATAGATTTAGAAAAGAAACTGGAAATGTATATACAAAATAAAGTTAAAGAAATTATAGAAAAAGAAAATAAAAACATAGATATTTTTGTTTTATCATATATTAAAAAATGTGATAAATTATTTTTAACAATGTTGGATTGTCTTTTAAATGTTAATATTACATTATTTAAAAAAGAAAATCTAAATAATTTATCTGTTCAACAATTAGTTTTTTTAAATCAAATATTAGCAACTTTAATTATACGATTATTAAATAAAATAGAAAATAATAAAGAGATTATAGATAATTTACATAATATTGTTAATAAATTTCCTAAAAATAAAGGATTAAAAAAATATGTGGAAATAATATCAAATGAAATACTAATTGATGATTTTTTATTGAATTTAATAAATAAGAACATAAAAAATAAATAAGGGGTGAATAATATGGCGTATCCTATGCGTAAGAGAAGAGAGATAGTAAAAACTTATTTAGCATTAAAAAATGTTGTAAAGACAGCATCAGCCTGCGGTGTATCTGAAAAAGTGGTATATAAATGTATTGAGGATTATAAAGCAGGTAAAATTGTTATTGGGGCTAAAAAAACAAGTGCAGATAATATGATTGATGTATTAGATATTCCTCCTGTAGCTTTAGAATGTCCTCATTGTCGGGTAGTCAATCCACGAATTAATATAGCACAAAGAATTAATTTTTTTTCGCAGGGTGGGGTAATGAAATTATCTGAATTACGGGTTTTTGATTGTAAAGATATTGTTAATAATGAGTACATGGCTGTACAATGTGCCGAATGCAATAGGTTTTTTTATGTACTTATTGGGATGATTGCAATTTATCCATATAAGAAAAAATTAAAGGTGATGAATAAATGAGTGAAAAGAAACCAAAACGAAAACGAAGAGAAATAATGACCAGAGTTACAATATCTTCACAAGTAAGAGACCTTGCTAAACAGGGATATTCTCCAAAAGAAATAATGAATATCTTAGGAGCAAAACAAGATATTGTATATAAAGCATACAGAGAATTTCAATATAGTAATTTTGGAGATTTTAGAGATATTAGAAAGGCTAAAACTGAGCGTGCAATATGGACTATATTACCTATTCATATCAATAAAATTAGATTAAAATTAAAAGAAGAAGGTGATTCATTAAGTTTAGATGAATATACTCTTATTTTAGAACGACTTCATAGAATGCAGAAGGATTTACATAAAGAACAATTAGAAGAAGTAAAACAATTAAAATTTTTACAAGATATAATTAAAGGTGTAGCTAATATAATAAAAAGACATATTAATGATGATGAAATTTTACAGGCTATTGCTGCTGATTTTAGAGATTTAATAGTTAAAATACAAAATAGAGTTGGATTAAAAATAAAGAATTAATAGGGTGGATAATAATGGCCAAAAAAGATGATGCTTTCATTAATGTATTATTATCTACATTTGAAGATAATTTATTATCAAGAAATGAAAATAAATTAATAAGTACAAAGGAAGAAGTTATAAAACCTCCGAAAACAGATGAAGAAGTATGGAAATTTGTAAAAGAATATTGTAAGATTCCTGAGGAAGCTGAAAGTTTATTAACAAGTGGAGGTTTAATATCAGCAAAAGATTCAAAACTAATAGATATTGAATTAATACCACAGCAATTAGAATTTATTACAGATTTTTATTTTGAAAGACAACGATTTGGTATTCTATGGAAAAGCAGGGGAGGCGGTGGTTCTTTAACGGCTGCTATTATGATTTTTCTAAAAATGCTATTCCAGGGCAGAAGTTTTGCTGATATGGCAGGTTCAAAAGAACAGGCTACAAATCTTTATGAGTATGTTAAATTTTTTGCTATACGTTTACATGAGAAATTTGGGAATATTTTAGATGGCGAGCCATCTTTAAGTAAAACTAAATTTAAGAATGGAGCTACCTTAAAATGTTGTGCTACATCAGAAACAAGTGCCAGGGGTAAACACCCAGCGGGGTTAGTGGCAGATGAATCGTGCCAAAGAGATAAAAGTAAGGATACTATATTAGAATCAGCTATATCAATGGTATTTGCTAAGAAAAATCCAATTATTGTTTTTTTATCAACTTTTCATATACCTACTGGAATATTTGCATATTATTGGGACCATGCAAGAAAAAAGGGTTTTAAAAGATATAAATGGTCTGTGTTTGATACTATGAAAACCTGCTATTTAAATATAGATTGTAAGAAGTGTGTATTAACAGATAAAAGGAAAAAGGTGAATAAAAAAACTGGAGAGGTTGAAATAGAATATTATGGTTGTAATGGCACAGCAAGAGAATCAAAGGGATGGAAAACATTTAATGATGTAGTAGAAGCTAAAAGAGCAATAAGAAAGTCAACATGGGAAATTGAATTTGCTTGTGAAAGACCAAGAAAAAAAGGATTCGATTTACACGGTGCAGATATTGATAATTGTTTTACTGTTAAACCTGTTACGTGTAGAAGAATAGAAAAAAAATCTGTTGGTATAGATTGGGGGCAACGTGCTACTGTTGTTTGGCTCACTGCTCTTGATTATTATACCGATATTCGTAAAGTAATTGATGTTAAGTCTTTTTCTAAGGAAGATTTTGATATTACAAGACGTATTACTATTTTAGATAAGATAGAACAATTATTAGAAGAATGGGAAGAACTTTATGGTGTGTTTGATATATATAGTGATATATCACATCAATTTAATAATCAAGAATTAATGGCTTGTGGATTTAGTGTAATAGAGATTTCATTTAAAGCAGAATGGAAATGGCTGGATGATAATTATTGTAGGCATTTTGAATTAGAAAAAATACTTATTCCTGAATCATTGGGAATAAAAGAAAAATTGAAAAAGATAAGAAGAGATGAGACAGGAAAAATAATAAAGACAAGAGATGAGAGAGATTATACTGATTATCATGATGCTTGTGCATTATCATTAAAAGCATTTCCTTTGATTAGAAAAAGAGACGTAAAAATATCAGAAGGTTCCATATATGTAAAACGTAGAAATTCAAAAACTGCTAATAAATCTAATAGGCGGTTGTTTGTACCTATAAGAAGACGGTGGCCAGATAAATGGTAAAAATGCAAGAAATGATATATTTTTGTTGACTTTTTTAAAATATGTGTTATAATTATATTGAGTAAGAGATAAAGGAGGTTAAGAAATGAGCAAAAAGAAAATTAAAAAACAATGTGGTATTATGCATTGTATGGTTTATATATATAGACCATTTTGTTGTGATAAAGATTGTTTAGAATTTCATAGAAAAAAAGAAAATAAAGAAAAGGAAAAAATAAAAAAAGAAAAATTAAAAAAGAAAAAAGAAAAGAAAAAACAAAAAGAAAAGAAAAAGAAAAAAGAAAAGAAAAAACAAAAGGAAAAGAAAAAGAAAAAAAGTACATTTTTATTTACAAGAAAAAGAAGAAAAAGAAAAAAGAGTTTAATAAGATTTTTTTGGAAATTAGGTATAGATTTAATAAAAAATTGTTCTAAAGAAGATTATAAAAGAGGAAGAAAAATTGTACAGATGTAAGGGAGGAAGATAAATGGGAAAACCAAAATATAAAAGAAGTAAAAATGAATATGTTGAATTAAGGTTTTCTGTTCCTTTATGGCTAAGAGAAGAAATTGATAAAAGAGCAAAAGAAGTAGAATTATCAAGAAAAAAATATGTATTAATGATATTAATGGATTATATTGATAAAAATGAAAGTAAAATTAATCGAAAAGAAGGACATTTACAAAAAATAAAAAATTTTATAAATGAAGTGGAAAACCAATATGATTTACCACTTCATAATTTATTTAATGATATGGTAAAAATGAATAACAGTATAACAAAAGCATTATTAGATAATCATAATAAAACAAAAAAATTAAATAAAGTATGTTTGTTAGCAAAAAAATTAATAGAAATGTATGATATTGACCCTATGATAAAAGATTATGGGGATGAATATGATAAAGAAATTATAGAATTATTTGAAGCTTTGAAAGAAGCAATAAAAAATGTATATAAGGAGTGATAAGAATGAATAACAGACCTAAATTTATATCATGTTCTTTAAAAACTTATGAGGTATTATTAGATATTTTGAGAAAGCATAGAGTATTTATAAATATAAGTGATGTAATTGATGTAGTTATAAATATAGAAAAATTAGAACAGGAATATATTAATAAAGTAAATAATATTGAAGATGCAAGAAAATTATTTTTAGAAGATTTATATGAATCTTTGGAAAAAGCAGGATTATTATCTATAAAGAATATAAATAAAGTATCAGAAAATAAAGCTGTTGAATTAAAACCAGTTGCTCCTGTAATTATTAATAGTAATATACAAGAGAATAAAAATAAAAATAAATCAAAATATAAAATAAGATTAAGTGATAATACCTTAATGGATTATGATGAATCAAAATTTGGAAAACCTTATGAATATTCACATCAGGGTATTTCTTTTATTATTCATAAAGGAGTAAGTAATAATAGAACATGGACAGCTACAGAAATTGAAACAGGAGCATCTATTGTTAAAGATATTAAAACAAAAAAAGAATGTAAAGAAGTTGTTATAGATATGATTGATAAATATGGTGTAAAAGTCTTTAAAGATACAATTTCAAAAATAAAAAATTCAAATAAAATAGCTGATGTTGAAGTTATTAAAGAAAATAAAAATAAGGAAGAAGAAGTTAAGGAAATAGAAAATAAAGAAGAAAATATTAATAAGAAAGAGGAAAATAGAGAAGAAAAAATAATTAATAATATAAGTAATTCAACAGATAGGGATAAGCCAAAAGCGGTAGAGATTATCGACCTGTTAGAATTTTCTGGAACAGCAAAAGATAAAGTAGAGTTTTTACGAAAGATATTTGGAATAAAGGCATGGATAGCTTTAACAGAAGAACAGCAAGAAAAATATGTACAAGCTATAAAGAAAGTTAGAAAACTTTTGATAAAGAAAGCAAAGTCAATTCCCAAATTACAGGAGCTACCTGAAGCAGAGCAAGTTAGAAAATTAGTAAATATTATGTATGCAAATGGAAAATTAAAAAAACTGATTAAAAAAATAATTAAAAAAGGTGTTTAATATAAATGAGGTGAAAAAGAAGTGATTATATTAGGAATAGACCCTGGAAAGAGTGGAGCAGTGGCAGTTTATGATAATAATAAAATATATACAGTATATTGTCCTGATACACAAAGAGAGATGGCTGATTTATTAAAACGTATTAAAGGAAACAATAAAAATATAAAAGCATATATAGAAAAAGTAAGTGCTTTTAGAAAGAAAAAATCAAAATGTCCTGTATGTAAAAAAGATATATATATTTCAGAAGGCTCAAAATCTATCTGGACTTTCTCTGGGAATTATGCATCCTGGAAAATGGGTTTAATAATGTTAGATATTCCTTTTGAAGAGATACCTCCAGGTAGATGGCAGAAATTATTGGGGTGCCTTCCTAAAAATAGACAAGCAAGAAAAAATGAAGTAAAAAGACAAATGCAAAATCTTTATCCTTATATAAAAGTAACTTTAAAAAATGCAGATGCCTTAGCAATTTTAACAGTAATGATAAAAGAATTTAATAAGGCAAAGCAAAAATCATTATTATGAATTGTGAATATTGTGAACATAAAATGAATATAAAATTTATTGATATAATATTTAAGAAAGAAATATGGAAATGTAATAATTGTAAATTAATTAAAATTTATCCTTTACAAAATCGTTCTTTAGAGTTTATAATAAAATCGTTAAAAAGTGATGAAAAATGAAAATTTTGGGTGTTTGTGGTACAAGTAAATTATTAGGGTTGGCCTGGAAAGAGCAAGATAAGATTATATTAAAAGATTTAAAAGTTAGATTGGGAAATAGTACTATTCAAAAAAGATTAAAGTATTTATATAATATAATGAAACCCGTACTTAATAAATTAAATCCAGATATAGTTGTCCTCGAGCAAATAAGAATGGGTAGTAAGAATCCGCAACAACTTTTATATTATATTGAGTGTCTAATTTTATTAACTGTTCCTAATAATAATTGTAAAATACAGGTAATAGACCCTAATGAATATAAAAAAATATTAAATATAAGAAAATTACCAGGAAAAGTAAAATTTATAGGTACAATATGTCAGAAGTTAGAAATAGAATATAATTATAATTTATCTGATTATTGTTATAAGGCTGCTGCCTTATTATATTATATAGGGCATACAAAAAATAAATAGGAGGTAGATATATATGGCAAAGAAAAAAGTAACAAAAAAAGAAACAAAAAAGAAAGTAGAAAAAAAGAAAAAACAGGAAACAGTATTACAGTATGAAAATTTTTTAGAGGAAATGTATATTATTTTAGGTTTATTAGAAAAAGATTATGCTAAATTAAATAAAGGCATGATTGGTGTACCTGGAAGACGTATAAGAAAAAGATTTAAAGAAATAGTTGCTTTATGTAAAGAAGAGCGAAAAAGATTATTAGAAATGGATAAATAATTAAATTTTAATATATTTTTAAATTTTATATATTTATATCAATAAAATAATTTAAATATATAAAGGGGGGTGATTTTTTGTCAAAAATAGCTGTGGAAAAATATTACTAAAATTTGAAAAAGGAAAATCTAAAGGATTTATTCTTTTAAACTATTGTAAATTAAAGCAAATAAATGATATAATAAAAAAGAAACAGGAGAGATGAAAGAATGATTGTAGAAAACCCATTACAATTACCTAAAGTATTTATTGATATAGAAACTACAGGATTAAATCCTAATATACACGAAATTATAGAAATTGGATGTATAAAAACAATTCAGGAAGAATTAGCAAATAAATTTGAGATAGATAATGAAATTATAGGTATGCAGAAATTTGAATTTAAAGTTGAACATCCTGATGTGGCCGAAAAGAGGGCATTAATAATAAATGGGCATGAGTTAAATGAATTAGTATCCAGAGACATTAATAATAAAGAACAATTTGAATATTTTGCTAATTGGGTATCGGGGTGTGTTTTGTGGGGCTGGAATATAGTTTTTGATTTTTCATTTCTAATAAATTATGCACATAAATATAATATAGACCTTAATATTCATTATCATTTATATGATGTAGCTTCAATGTCTTATCCAAAATTTATATCATTAAATGATGCATGTAAGAAATTATATTTACATCGAAATAGAAAACATACAGCAATGGAAGATATAATGTTGACATATCAAATATATCAGAAGGTAAGAAGAAATGAAATTAATGTTTAATTGTGAATTATCTCAAGAAGAAAAAGAAATAATTAAGTATATTTTTATTAAACGTGTTAAAAATGCAAAAAATCATATAACTCCTCGTGAAGTTTTGTTATTAAATTTAAGTTGGAGAGATGATTTATACATACAAAATATAGACGATGTTCAATTTGTTGTTCAAAAGTTATGAAATTAAATTATATCTATAATGACCATGCCTTAAATGTTTTAAAATCTTTTCCCGATGAAAGTATTGATTGTATTATAACTTCTCCTCCTTATTATAAATTAAGAGATTATAAGGTTAAAAATCAAATTGGACAGGAAAAATCATTAAAACAATATATTAATAATCTTTTAGAAATTACAGCAGAACTTAAAAGAATTTTAAAACCAACTGGAATAATGTTCTGGAATCATGATAGTAATATAGAAAATTATTGTAATACAGCACAAAATTATAAATTAATAATTGAAATGATAGATAAACAAAAGTGGATATGGCTTGGTAAAGGTCCATTAATATGGTATAAACCTAACAGTCTTCCAAGCTCAGCTACTAAAAATTTAACTCATAAATACGAACCTATATTTATTTTAGTTAAAGATAAAAATTATTGGTTTAATTTAGATATTATTAGGCAGCCACATAGTGAAGAATCTATAAAAAGAGCTAATAGAGGAGTTAGTAATAATCATAAATATATTAATAAAGAAAAATATGGTGGAGGTGGTGGTTTAAATAGACCACGAAAAAATACTAAATATGATATAATCCATAGACCTGGTGCTTCCTATGATGATTCTTTACATAAAAAACCTTTGCATGAGTTAGGTAAAAATCCAGGAAATATTTGGGAAATACCAACAAAAGGATTTTCTGCTAAAAAATTTGGATTTAATAATACGGACCATTATGCAATATTTCCCGTTGGTCTAATTGAATTTCTAATAAAAATAGGGTGTCCTAAATGGGTATGTAAAACATGTGGAAAGCCTTTAAAAAGAATAATAGATAAAGACAATATTAAAAAATTTATTTTACAAAATTATGTAAATAATAATACTTTATATATTTATAATATAATAGAAATTTTAATAAAATTTAATACTATTGGTTGGAAAAAATCTTGTTCCTGTAAATCAGGTATAGTATCAGGAATTGTGTTAGACCCCTTTTTTGGTTCGGGTACTGTAGGGGTTACTGCAAAGAAATTAAATAGAAATTGGATAGGTATTGAAATTAATTCCGAATATTGTAAGATAGCTGAAAAACGAATTAAGATAATGACATTTCAAAAATATATTTATGATATTAATTAGATAAAGGAGGTAATAATAATGAATATTGAGCCTTTATGTTTAGCTACATGTGAAAATTGTAACAAATCAAGAGCTTTTACCTTTATGATTAGAACGTCAGAAGGAAAACTTTTATGTAAATCATGTTGGGAAGAGTATAGAAAAAAGTATGAAAAAATAAATAGAAAAAAATATAATGTATTAACACAAAAATGTGATAAATGTTTAGAAAAAAAGGAAGTTTTTAAAGTTAAAGATGGACGATGGCTGTGTAGAAACTGCTGGATTTTGGAACGTGAATATGAAGCAAGATTACCTGTATAATTTATATTTTTAAATTTTTGTAAGGAAATTGTATTATATAATGGAAGATTAAAAAATTAACAAAAATGATAAAAAATATTTGACTTTTTTAAAAAATATATTATAATTATAGTGTAAGATGAAAAAAGATAAAGGAGGGATGATAAAATGATTAAAAAACAAGACAATTTCTTTCACCTCAAAATAGAAAAACAAACACAAAAAGAATTAACCAGAATGGGTCTTCTCGGTGAATGCTATAAGAGTTTTGATGAATACATAGTAATAACAAAAGATGATAGAAAACTAAGATTTACAGTGTATCATAATTGTATTTTTGAAACAGATGATGCCTTAGAATGCTGTCAGGGCTTATCATTTCCTTTTGCAAAAGGATGGATAATGTCTCATTTTAAAGCGAAAAAAATAATAAAAGTATATTAAAAGATAAAGGAGGTATTGTAGATATGACTAAAGAAAATAAAATACATTGGGATGATGAATTATGGAATCGTGCAGTAAATATAGGAATTAGCAGAGCATATAAAGATTTTGAACATCTTTTAGATAATGTAGATATACAAACTTGTATTGAAGAAGCTTGTAATGTTATTCAGAATGCTATAGAAGATGGGATTTTTGAAAGTGCTAATTATACAATGTCAGATTATATTGTAAATGCCTATATAGAATTATTATCAGAAAATAGCAAAGAAAAAATAAAAGAACTTTTACTTAAAGCTGGATATAAAGAAATAGATGAAAATGTATTTCTATTAAGGGAGGGGTATAAAGTAGCTAAAGATTATCTTAGTATAGATGGAGAAATGTATAATTTTCTGAATGATGAATTAACAGAAGATGAAAAAAAGAATTTAGTATTTGAAAGTGAAATAAATATAAAAGACAAAATTGCTACATGGAAAATAGGACACTGTTATAGAAATACAGAAAATTTAGTACAATTAGGAAATGGTATTGATAATGCGACAGCGCAAGAAGATGATTATCTTGCAGTTTTAGATTGGGTAAGAGAGCAAGTATAAAAGATAAAGGAGGTAAATAATTATGTTTAAAAGCTTAGATAATGTAAAAAGAATTGCATCTATATCTAAAAAAATAGAAGAAAAATTAAATTTATTATCATGGAATAATGTTAGCAAAGAAGTTGTTACAAAGATATTATATGATATAAAAAAACAACATGGTCAAGCCGTGTTTAACGCAATAATAGAAGAAGTAAAAATTGAGCCAAAAACAGAAATGGAATTATTTAGGCTTAGAACTATTATTTCTGTTGCAAAAGGCTTTTTGTGGATAAGAGAATCAAAAAAAGATAAACTTTTAAAATTACAACAAGAATTATATAAATTAGATAAAGCTATACCTGTAAGTTTATATATTAATATGCCATATGGAACTTTTTATCAATTTAATAATTACTATGTAAATAAAAAAGATTTTGAAAAATTAGTAAATATTAAAAAGAGAATAAAAAATTTAAAAGATAAAATAACAAGAATAAAACAAGAATATTTTCTTTAAAAAGAAAGCGAATAAAGTGAAGTGTGAAATTTGTGAAAAGAAAATAAAGAAAAGAGCTGTTAGAATAGAGATTCCCCTGTCGCTCAGCGGCTTAACTGAGGTTCAATTTTCTGGGGCGGGTTACCCCGTAAGGGGAAAAATAAACTCTCCCTCGCCTGTTGCTCATGTGGGCGGGTGCGAGATAAGGAGGTGATAACATGAGCAACAAGATAATAAAAATAGAAAGTAGTGTAAAAAAAGGAAGTTGGGCAGATTTTGCCCAAAAACTGCCCCCTACTCCTGCTGTAGAGCAGGAA